TTGAGCTATCTACGCCCCGCAAGCGCTATAGCAAGCGAGGCCTTGATATGGTCGAAACCAAGGATGAGCTTGCCAAGCGCGGCGTAGCATCGCCAAACCTCGCAGATTCATTCATCATGGGTGCATGCCCGCATCTGGTGACCACTAGCAAGGGCTTCTTCGGCTAACATACCCAAAACCCATATGGAGACCGCCCGGCATGTGGCCCAGAAAGCAAAAGACACAACCGGCTGAAGTCGAGCTGCCGCAGCCTGTTGGCTTCTTCACCACTGACCTAGGGCCGATGCGCAAGCATCCCAACATAAGCCCTCTGGCTCTTAGCATCCAGAAGGCATTGCCGGTGGTTGAAGGCATGACCATGGACTCTGCGAGCGATCTTGAGAATGAGGTCAAGTTCGGTTCGCCGTACATTGGTGTGCCTGATGCGATTCTAGGCTGGTATGGCTCGCAGGGTTTCATTGGTTACCAAGTCTGCGCGGTCATGGCTCAGCACTGGCTTGTGGACAAAGCCTGCCTGATGCCAGGCCGTGACGCCGTGCGCCAGGGATATGAGGTCAACATCGACGGCGATACCGATCAAGGCGACGAGATTCTTAAGCGCCTGAAGAAGGCGGATAAGCGCTACGGCATCAACAAGCAGATGACCGAGTTTATCCACATGGGGCGCGTGTTCGGCATCCGTGTGGCCATCTTCAAAGTGGACAGCACTGACCCAGAGTACTACTCGAAGCCATTCAATCCCGATGGCATCGCGCCTGGAAGTTACCGCGGCATTGCCCAGGTTGATCCTATCTGGTGCATTCCTGAGCTGACTGCTGTCGCTGTATCTCAACCTGACTCAATGCATTTCTACGAGCCGACCTTCTGGCGCATAGGTGGCACTCGATATCACCGCTCGCACCTGTGCATCTACGTGCCTCACCCAGTTGCGGACATCCTCAAGCCGACCTACATGTACGGCGGCGTCTCGACTGTGCAGCGCATCTATGAGCGCGTGTATGCGGCAGAACGAACCGCGAATGAAGCGCCTCAGCTGACCATGACCAAGCGCTTGACCGTCCTGAAGGTCAACATGGCTTCTTTCATGTCCAATCTGAAAACTGGCGTGGATAACCTGCTTTTATGGTGCGGCCTGCGCGATAACTACGGCGTTAAGGTCGTCGACAAGGAAGCCGAGGACGTTAACCAGTTCGATACAGCTTTGGCTGATGTCGATACCACCATCATGACGCAGTACCAGTTGGTCGCCGCCGTTGCGAATGTGCCGGCTACAAAGCTTCTTGGCACTCAGCCAAAGGGGTTCAACTCGACTGGCGAATACGAAGAGGCCACCTACCGAGAAGAGCTGGAGAGCATCCAGACCAACGACCTTCAGCCCATGCTTGACCGCCATCATCTGCTGGTCATGCGCTCGGACATTGCGCCGAAACTCGGAATTGAACCGCTCGAGCTAGATGCCACCTGGATGCCTCTGGATAGCCCGACCGCGCAAGAGTGGGCGACCATCAACAAGACCAAGGCCGAGACTGACGCCATCCTTGTTGGCGCTGGAGCAATCGACGGCATGGATGTCCGCCAGCGATTGGAGGTCGATAAGAACTCGGATTACTTCGGGCTGGCTGAGGTAGAGGAGGCGCCGGTTGTTGAGGAAGTGCCGGAAGAAGCACCGATAGATGGCCAAGCTTAAGCGTCCCCCTCTCAGGCAGCTTGCACCGAAAGGCGCGCTTCCTGAGTTCGGCCAGCAGCAGAACTATCCTGTTGCCCCTGCCATTCGGTACGCGGCCATGCTGCAGCCATTGGTCCGGCAGATGTTTGACGAATACGCCAAGGAGCTGACTACGACCGTTGCCGAGGTAAAGCCTATCACCGAGGACGAAACGCCTCAGGAGAAGCTAAAGCGGACTCTACGCCGGCTCGAGGAAAGATTCGCCAAGCTGTTCGGCGAAGAAGCACCAGAGATAGCAGAGAAGTACGTCAAGCAGGTTGACAACGCCAGCGCAGTAAGCACTACACAGTCTCTCAAGCAGACTTCAGCAGCGGTCACGCTTAGCTCGATGAAGGTGGCTCCAGGCGTTAAGGCAACTGTAGCGGCGGCGACCAAGAAGAACGTGGCTCTCATCAAGTCCATCTCCAGGCACTATCATCATCAGATTTATGGCGCCGTGATCAAGTCGGTAAATCCAGGTGGACAAGGTCTGAAGACCGTTGTCGATGCGCTGCTCAGGTACGAAGGCGTTACCCGTCGCCGGGTCGAGTTCATCGCGACCGACCAAACACGTAAGATCACTGGTGAGCTGAATGCCGAGCGCTCCAAGGCTGCAGGAGCTAAGCGCTTCGAGTGGATCCACTCAGGCGGCGGAGCAGAGCCTAGGCGTTTGCACCTGCAGCTATCCGGCCGCATCTTCAGCTATGACGATCTGCCGGTAATTGACGAGAGAACAGGCGAGCGCGGACTTCCTGGACAGTTGCCAAACTGCAGATGTACGGCTAGACCCATTGTAGACTTCGAGGATTAATGTTATATGCTTGCAAACTTTCGGAGCTATGCATGACCGCTCGCGCTGCCGATATCAACGGCTATATCGACATACCCGGCAACCCGATCAGCAAGATCGGCGTATACCCCTATTCCGGTCGCCAGCTTGGCCTGTTTGAGCCTGGCGATCCGCGCAACGATCAGATCTTCCAGGTGTATCGCTCGGCTGATGAGCTGTTTGCGCCCGAGACAATCGAATCATTCAAGCTGCTGCCTTTCGTTGATGAGCATGCCATGCTTGGTTCTGAGGATATCGGTGCGACTCCTGCTGAGCGTAAGGGCGTGCAAGGCATGATCGGAGAACAGGTCTATGCCGATCCTCCCTATCTGCGCGGCAACCTGCGTATCCTCTCGGAATCCATGAAGTCGCTCATCGGAAGCGGCAAGCAAGAATTGAGCCCAGGATACCGGTGTCGCTACAGATTGACGCCGGGCCAGTTCGAGGGCCAGAATTATGACGCCGAACAGTACATGATTCGCGGCAACCATTTGGCACTCGTTAAAGAAGGCCGTACAGGTGCAGACGTTTCAGTGCTGGACGATTTTCGATTCACCATCGACGCAAAGGAGCTAGCCGCTATGGCTGATGAAAACACCCAGGGCGGCAGCGACCTGGAACAAATCAAGGCGCTGATCGATCAGCTGAAGCCGCTGCTCGAAAAGCAAGCTGAGGCACAGGCGCTTCTGGCTGAAGCTGGCCTGATCCCTAAGGTTGAGGCAGAGGTCATCGATGAAGACCCCGCCAAGAAAGAAGAGAACACCGCCATGACCGACGAAACCGTGACCGAAGAGAAGGTCGTGGAGCTGATGGACAAGGCCATGGATGAGAAGCTGAAGCCGATCATGGCTGCTCTCGACTCCCTGACCAAAACCTCCACCGCCATGGACTCCAAGTTGATCATCGGCATTGCCGAGCGTGACGCTCTGGCCGGCCGCCTGTCTCAGTTCGTCGGCGCCTTCGACCATGCCAAGATGACTGGCGAGCAGGTTGCCAAGTACGGCGTCGAGAAGCTGGGCTTGACCTGCAGTGAAGGACAAGAGGTCGCAGCTCTGGACGCCTACATGAAAGACCGAGTTCCGGCTCATCGCTCCAAGCTGATCACCGCCGAGGACAGCAAAGACTTCGACCTGATGGGCAGCTATGCAGCCCAGGAGAAAAAATAATGGGCTTCCAAACTGCTGTTGCCGCTGACATCAAGTCTGGCGTGGTTGGCGAAATCGCCTTCGACGGTCCGATTCGTGTGCGTACCGCTGTGCTGGACTCCGGTGCTGGTGCCGCCAACAACGTGATCGGCCGTGTGTTCACCTGGCAAGATCGCGCCGCTGAAACCGTGAAGGCTGGCGGCGCTGCTGCTGACTTCGCCGGCATCCTGATCAACCCGAAGACTCACGCGCTGCTCGGCACTGCTGCTGGCGGTACTCTGGCCGACAGCCTGACCCTGGCCGATGGCACTCCGGTTGAGCTGATGTTCATGGGCGAAGTGTTCGTGTCCATCGCTACCACTGGTGGCACTATCGGCGCTGCGCTGAAGTACAACACCACCACTGGCGTGATCGACTTCGGCACTCCTGGCGCTGGTGAAGCCGCTATCCCGAATGCTGTACTGGAGCGCCACAACGCTTCCCCGACCGCTACCGGCGCCTTCCTGGGCGTTGCGAAGCTGACTAACTAAGGAGCCGCGAGAATGCAAAGCAAAGTACTTAGCCATGTAGGCGCTCGCGACCTGGTTCGTCGCGGTCCGCTGGTGATTCAAGGCCCGCAAGCTGCCGCTGCTCTTTCGCAGCTCGGCCAAATGGGTATCGGTCTGGATGCCGTGGTTGACTCCATGGACTCCGCGCTGGTCGGTCCTGCCATCGGCAGCCTGGGCACTCCTGCTCAGTTCCTGCAGAACTGGCTGCCGGGCATCGTTCGCCAGGTCACCCGCGTTCGCAACATCGACGAGCTGATCGGCGTGTCCGTTATCGGCAGCTGGGAAGATGAGGAAGTGGTTCAGACCGCCTCCGAGCTGACCGGTAAGGCCGAGCTGTACGGCGACGCCAGCAACATTCCGCTCGCCAACTACAATCCGACCTACGAGCGCCGCAGCGTTATTCGCT